CAAGTTCGTATGTGGGATACAATCATATTTAATTATCTTAAAGAAAAGAAAATAGTTTGTCCTGCAGTTGTAGAAAACGAAAAGTCTAGTGGTTATGAAGGTGCATATGTAAAAGATCCTATTGTAGGTTTTCATGATTGGATTTGTAGTTTTGATTTGAATAGTTTGTATCCACATCTAATTATGCAGTATAATATTTCACCTGAAACTATGGTCAATCATAATCCTAATATTTGTTCAGTAGAAAAGTTTTTAAATAAAGAAGCAGATTTATCTGACCTACAAACTTGCACCATCACACCAAATGGTGCTATGTTCAATACACTTAAACGAGGTTTCTTACCTGAATTGATGGATAAACTATATCAAGAACGAGTGATATATAAAAAGAAAATGATCGAAGCAAAAAAGAGGTATCAAGAAACAGGCGATAAAAGATTACTCAATGATATTGCAGCCAATCATAATATTCAACTTGCAAGAAAGATTGCTTTAAATAGTGCTTACGGTGCTATTGGTAATCAATACTTTAGATATTTTGATGTAAGACACGCTGAAGGTATTACAAAGGCAGGTCAACTTGCAATCAGATGGATTGAAAGAGATGTAAACAAATATTTAAATGAATTAATGAAAACTAAAAATGTTTCTTATGTTGTTGCCTCTGATACAGATTCTATCTATGTAAAATTAGGTGCAGTTGTAGATAAAATATTTAAAGATAAATCTGATATAAGAAAAGTTGTAAAAGTTCTAGATAAGTTTTGTGAAGAAAAACTACAAAAAGAAATTGATCGTAGTTATGATAAACTTGCTAAATATACAAACGCATATGAAAATAAGATGGTCATGAAACGAGAAGTGATTGCTAATAAAGGTATATGGACTGCTAAGAAAAGATATATCTTAAATGTTTATAATGAAGAAGGCGTTGATATGAAAGAACCTAAACTAAAGATTATGGGTATTGAAGCAGTTAAGAGTTCAACACCTGCCCCTTGTCGTATAAAGATCAAAGAGGCATTGAAAGTAATTATGAACAAAGATGAAAATGCCTTGATACAATTTATTGATGAGTTTAGAACACACTTTAAAAAATTACGACCAGAAGAAATTGCTTATCCTCGTTCTTGTAATAATTTAAAAAAGTATTCTTCATCAACAGACATCTATCAAAAGTCAACACCCATTCATGTAAAAGGTGCTTTGTTATATAATAATATGTTAAAGAAAAAAAGTTTAGTTAAGTATGAACAAATACAAGAAGGCGATAAGATTAAGTTTATTGTCTTGAAAGAACCTAATCCACTAAGAGAAAAAGTAATATCTTTTCCTACATACTTGCCAAAAGAATTTAATTTACATCAGTATATTGATTATGATGAACAATTTGATAAATCATTTTTAGAACCATTAAGATTTATTGTAAATGCAATCAACTGGAATTTTGAGAAACAAGCAACACTAGATAGTTTTTTTTAAATGAGTAAAGACATAGAACAAATAAAAAAACAATTAGATCAAATGGAAAAAAAGATAGATGATCTTAATAAAAAATTAGATACACATATTGATAAGATATGGCAAGTCTATGAGGGTCTAAGAAATCCTATCAAGGCTGTATCAAAGATGTTTAAAAAATGATATTTGATACTATTTTAATTTGTCAACTTACTATGTGTGTTATCATGGGCATAGATGATTGCCCAAATGCCAAACAAGTGAGTATGGAAAATGAATGGACACCAGCATACTATTACTATTCAGATGGCGAAGGTAATATTCATTATGATGATGACCAAATAATTCATATGGGTATTATCGTGCATGAATTGGCACACCATATAGAAAAGACACAAGGTAAAGATTTTAAAAAAGTCTGTGTTCAATACGGTGGCACAAACTGTGATATACATGAGACAAAGAAATGACCGATGAGGAGATACGAGAATTTATAGAAATGTTTCCCAATCTACCTAATCCAGAACATTATCCTAGATGTTTTGAGTGGTATGTGAGACTATTTTGGCACTATAAGAATAAGAGATAATATGAAAGAAAACGCATTTACACACTATAAACGAGATAATACACTATATAATAGTCTCTTAGCCGCCGCTACAGACGGAAAACTACCTGTCTTAACATCATCTATCTTCGAAAAAATGAACGCAGAATATGGGAAAGATAAGATGAGAACTCACTTGGCAGACTATATCGCAAGTGAAAGACCGGTATTTCCACTCAAAGAAATTACCGAACAAGATATGAGAACTGCTTTTACTAATCTTAAAAAGTTCGATACTAATACTATTTGTATACCAAATGAACAAGTTGAAAAAGAAGTTTTTGAAAAGTATGATGATTACAAATATTCATATAGTAAGTATGGACTTGGTTTAATAAATGGTGCTAGTACATTTAATGATGTAAGTAATTATTTTATGCAAGACCTAAGACTAGAATGTAGTAGTTATGGCTTTCGAGCACCTAAAGAAGTTTGGGAGAACGGCGATGCTTATGCTATCTGGAAATGTCTAGGTCCTATATGGCGAGGTATCAATGGTGTCAAACTTACAAAGATAAAAGAACTAGATGGTACCGAAACAGAAAAGTTAGTCGGTGGTGAACTATCAGAAAAAAGTTATATATCAGCATTTAGATTAGGCACATATATTGCAACACAATTTAAACCTGTTGTTGCAAAAGCAATCTATGATATAACAAATGCTAAAACAGTTTTAGATACAAGTTGTGGTTGGGGTGATAGACTTGCAGGTTTCTTTGCTTCAGACGCTGAAGAATATTATGGTTGTGATCCTAATCCTAATACATATCAAAGATATCAAGAACAGATATCAAAGTATAATAAACTTTTATCTAAACCTAAAAAAGTTCAAATATGGAGATGTGGTGCTGAAGATTTACCATATCATAAACTGCCAAAAATAGATTGTGCATTTACAAGTCCACCATACTTCTCTACCGAACAATACAATAAAGGTGGTGAACATGAAGAAGATCAATCGTGGGCAAAATTTAACGAGTATGATAAATGGCGTGATGATTTTTATTTACCAGTTGCAGAAAAAACTATGAGTGTATCAAAGTTTATGTTTGTAAATATTATGGATCCAAAGATACATGGTGTTCGTTATCGCTCTGGCGATGAATTGGTAGATAAGTTTCAAGATAAATTTTTAGGTCAGATCGGTATGAGAATCATGCAACGACCAAAGTCAGATACTTTATTTAAAGATGAACAAGAGAAGGCTGACTTTATGAACAAAATGTTTATAGAAAATGTTTGGTGTTTTGGACCACAAACAGACTTATTTAAAAATTCAAGAAAGGCAACTTTAGATGAGTTCTTTGCTTGACAAACAATTATATATAGTGTATAATATTTCAAACGACAGTAGAGGTAAAAGATAATGAGTGATTTTTTGAAAGATGTAATTAAAGAAACTGGTAATGAATATGCTAGTTTAGTATCAGATGGTGCGTCAGGCGATGTAACAGATTTTATTGATACAGGCTCTTATATATTCAATGCGTTATTAGGTGGTGGTATAAACAAAGGTTTACCATCAAATAAGATAACTGCGATTGCAGGTGAGAGTGCTACAGGTAAAACTTTCTTTGTATTAGGTATGTGTAAGAATTTTTTAGATCAGAATCCAGATGGTGGTGTTATATTCTTTGAATCAGAATCAGCAGTTACAAAAGATATTATTGAAGAAAGAGATATTGATAGTAGTCGTATGGTTGTTATGCCAGTTACTACTGTTCAAGAGTTTAGACATCAAGCAATTACAGTATTAGATAAGTATATTGCTCAAGATGTATCAGAAAGAAAACCTTTACTACTTGTGTTAGATTCTTTAGGTATGTTATCAACTACTAAAGAAATGGAAGATACACAAGCAGGTAAAGAAACTAAAGATATGACAAGGGCACAAATAGTAAAAGCAGCCTTTAGAGTATTGACTTTGAAATTAGGAAAAGCAAAAGTTCCTCTTATTATAACTAATCATACCTATGATGTTGTCGGTAGTATGTTCCCACAAAAAGAAATGGGCGGTGGTTCTGGTCTTAAATATGCGGCTAGTTCTATTGTCTATCTATCAAAACGTAAAGAGAAAGACGGCACAGAGATTATAGGTAATATTATACATTGTAAAAATTACAAATCCAGATTAACAAAAGAAAATAAAGTAGTAGATGTTAGATTGACATATGACAAAGGATTAGATAGATACTATGGTCTATTAGATTTAGCATTAAAACATAATATATTTAAACAAGTATCAACAAGAATAGAACTACCTGATGGCTCAAAGGCGTTTGGTAAAACTATTAATAATGATCCTGAAAAATATTTTACAAAAGATATATTAGAAAAGTTAGACGCTGCTTGTTCAAAAGAATTTAAGTATGGAGATGTAATTGACACCGAAGATACCACAGAAACACCAAACAACGAATCCTAAACAAAACGAGGACTATGTATTTGTAGAGAAGCCTGGAGAGGACTTTACAGCACTAAAATTAATTAGTGGTCCATATGCAAGTATAGTTTACAAATATGGTAATGTAGGATTTAGGCCAGAAGAAGAAGCAGTTAATGGTCAATTGCCTATGGTATTTGATTATACAGTCATAGAAAATAAAGTAAATGCTGACACAGATAGTCAAGAGTTTGTAGATCACATAGGTGATATCTTAGTTGTATTATTAGATGAACAGTTAAAAGAGAAAGGTATAAAGGGACTTAGTGGAAAGAATTGAAAGAACAGCACTTCGTAATTTAATTCATAATGAAAAGTATTGTAGAAAAGTTTTACCTTTCATCAAAGAAGAATATTTTTCTGATAGATTAGAAAAATTACTATTTACAGAGATATATAATTTTGTAAACAAGTATAATAATCTTCCTACAAAAGAATCTCTATCTATTGAGATTAATAATAATAAATCTGTAAACGAAGATGAATATAAAAAGATTACAGATATATTATCTACACTAAATCCAGAACCAGTAAACTTAGATTGGTTAGTTGAAACAACAGAAAAGTTTTGTAAAGATCGATCCATACATAACGCTATT